AAGTTGTCGGTGTATTTTTGTTGATGATGATTTTTATGCTTGCTGCCTGCGCGGGTGTGCAGAGCGTCAAGCCCTATGAACTGGGCAAAGTCACGGCAGAAACGATTCTATATCAGGCGCGTGTCGCCCATAATGACGGCATTCTGTCCGATGATCAGTTTTATAAAGTCCGGGATGCTTACGACAAATTCCGTGACGCGCAGAACGTCGCTATCGACGCACGTAAATCGCTGATCGCATACAACACAGCCGAAAATCAGAACAAAGCAAACATCGCGATGAACGAAGTATTGAAACTGTCAACCGAGTTTCTGGCATTGGCTCAGTCGCTTGGTTTGATGGAAGGAGGTAAGTAATATGGACCCGATTACAGCTGTAAAAATTATGGGCATTGCGATTCTGCTGATTAACAAAGCATATCAGGTTATGCAGTCAGGCGAACCGCAGAGCATCGATGAGGAATTGAAACGCTTGGAAGAAGCGCGTCTGCGTCCGAGCGACGAGATCATCAAAGAAGCGGATGCCGCGCATCCGGCGAAATAAAAGGAAATTAAAATGCTTGTTCTTAAAACCGCGCCGACAGAAGAACCGATAACGCTTGCTGAATTGAAGTTACATTTACGCCTTGATTCAGAAACCCTTGCCGGGAACCTCACTCCCTATACGTCTTTGGCATCTAGCTCCCATGCCGTTCAGGATAACTATACGGTTCATGTAGGCACCGGAATTGATGTTCTGGGGAAAGAATCTATTGTGTATTTACGGCCGGTTAATAACGGAACCGGCGGAACGGTTGACGCTAAGATTCAGGAATCCGACGACAATGCAACATGGACGGACTGGACGGGTGGGGCGTTTACACAGGTCACAGCCTTAAATGACAACGCCATTCAGGAAAAGGAATACACTGGCACAAAGGCCTATATTCGGGTTGTTGCAAAGGTTCTTGTCGCGGCGTGTGAGTTCGGCGCGGATGTGATTGTCAATTCTGCTGTCACTGCGGATGATGACCTTTTAACGGCTATAATTCAGGCGTCAAGAGAACATATCGAGGATATAACGCGAAGAGCCTTGTTGACACAGACATGGTATTACTATCTTGATGAATTTCCTGATGTTGATTTTATCAAGCTACCATTCGGCAACCTGCAATCTGTAACCTCTATCAAATATAAAGATTCGGACGGAACCGAAACCACGATGACCGTAACGACAGATTATCTTGTCGAGACAAACGGCGAAGGAATAGGCCGGATAGTTTTACCCGATGGCGAGACATGGCCGACGGACAGCCTTTATCCTTCAAATCCGATCACGATTGAGTTTGTTTGTGGGTGGACGGCGGCGGCAAGCGTACCACAAAAAATAAAGGCCGCATTAAAATTAATGTGTACCGATCTTTATGTGAACAGAGAAGGGCAGGTTGCCAGTGCATATCTTTTTAAAGAAAACCCGACTGTGATGGCATTATTAAATAGCAGTCGTTTATGGACGGAATTTTAATGGCAACATTTATCGGTGAGATGAACAAACGAATAACGCTGCAATATCCTATCATAGTGAAAGACGCTATGGGTTCTCCGGTTACGACATGGAATGACGCGGCGACGGTGTGGGCGAAGAAAACAACCCATCGAAGCGACGAAGCGGTTCAGGCAATGGCGACCACCGGGATTCAGATTCATAATTTCAGGATTCAGTTTCGGACGGACGTAAAAAACTCATGGCGAATAAAACAGGGGAACGCTTATTTTGCGATTATCGCGCCACCGATTGAGGTTATTGACGGCGTTATGAAGTATCTGGATATCACGGTTAAAGAGGCGAAATGAACAATATTCTAACGGCAATTTATTCTAAGTTTTCAGGTTCGGCTTTGTCTTCTGCCGTTGGCGGTCGTATCTATTTGGACCGCGCTCCGGATGGTTGCCAGTTCCCGTATGTGGTTTATTCGATTATTTCCGCCGTGCCGGATGACAACTTTAAAACGGATATGGATAATATCTACATTCAGTTTTCATTGTTTTCTGATTCAGAAGGCGCAACCGAAATAACGACCATGTATAATAATCTGAAAACATTATTTGATAACGCTGTTCTGACAATTACCGGCAGCACCAATGTAATGACGTCAAGGGAAAATTTAACGACAATGACGGAAGAAATTGTGAGTACGTCCGGTACGCAAAAGCTGAAGCACTGGGCCGTTGACTACTCAATAATAGTTGAAACATGAAAGGATAATAAATGGAAAAGCGGATTGAGGAAATCACAAGATCGGAGTGGATAGCATATCGGTGGATTGAGATATCGGAGATAGGACAAGAAAGAAGAATATTTTTGCAGAATGACCGACGCACGCCGGATGAAGCGGCGCAAGCAATGGAAGATTGGGACTCGACAGCCGAGGAAAGGAATATCGCATGAAAGCACCTTATATCATCATGGCTCCCGAATACAGGCATAATTCTGCCGGCGTCAGGGCGTTGTATCGGCTCAAAGACGAACTACTCAAGAGGGGTTATCGCGTAAGCGTGTGTCAGGGATCGGATGGGAAGTGGACGGCTCCCCGCGGTTCAATAGTTGTTTATCCCGAAATCGTTCCCGGCAATCCGCTGAAGGGGAAGACGGTTGCGCGGTGGGTACTGAATTATCCCGGTCTTTTGGACGGAGACAAAGAATATGACAAGAGCGAAATCATTTTTACATGGAGCGAACTATATTATGACGCCCCGCTTTTAATGCTTCCCTTGATTGAAGATTTTTTCAGGGATGAAAAACGGCCCCGGTCCGGTTCGTGTTTTTGGGTTGGAAAAGGTTTATACACCGGTTTGGTTAATGATCAAAAACATCCAAGTGACGCTGTTGAAATCACTTATGCCTGGCCGGAAACGCGGGAAGAACTGGCGAAATTCCTTAATGAAAAAGAAGTCTTTTATACTTACGACAACAACACCCTCTTAACAAGAGAGGCCGAAATGTGCGGCTGCAAAGTTGTTGTGATCGGTGAAAAGCTGGAAAGTGATTATGATGAATTTATCAGGGATTATGAAAGCCAGATTGAACGCTTTATTGAAGTCACTCAAAAGGCCGCCGATAAAGTCAAGGTGTCATTCGGGGTAATGATTAACGACTGGCAGAGATATGACATGGTTTTACGGCAGTCGGAAATTGATCCTGCAATTCATTGTCATTGGTTAAAATCCCCCGAATCAGCGACAAAGGGATTGAATAAGTTGTTGGCATTATGGAAGCTGAGGGCGCGGATATCGCAGTCTTGACTCATCAGGACATGTTTTTCCGGCAGGGGTGGGTTGAGTTGATGACCGAGAAAATATCCGAACTGCCGGATTCATGGGTTGTGGCCGGAGTGATCGGTAAGGACATGGAGGGGAATATCTGCGGCAAGTTCCATGACACGAGAATCCCGCTTCAATTCAATACAGGGCATAGACATTCTTTCCCCGTCGCGGCATGTTGCTTTGACGAGGCGGTTATCATTGTCAATCTTAAAAAAGGATTCCGCTTCGATGAACGTCTGGACGGATTCGACATTTACGGGACAATGTGCGTTCTTCAGGCATGGGAACGCGGGGAAACAGCGTGGATCATAGAAGCCTTCTGTGAGCATTACTGCACACGCCCGTTTACGTGGTTTCCTGACGAAGAGTTTGCGCGGCGGTGGAAGTGGCTTTGGGACACATACAAAGACGCTACCAAAATTGATTCAACGGTGTTTGGGGTGCCAAAGAATGAACCGGATATTTTAAAGCCGGAAAATATGTTTCCAGAGGAAATGTAATGGGAAGAAATAAAGTCACTTTTTGCAAGGGTCATAAGATTAACAATGGTCGTACCTTAACCGAAGAACACAAGGAAAAGATACGCGCCGGAATATTACGCGCAAAAGAAAAAGGCGCGATAGGACATCCAAAAGGGATGCCCTCATGGAATAAAGGATTGAGCAAGGCCAATGGCGATTTATTGTCTTACGGAAAACCAAGGACTGATGAGACGAAGAGAAGGATAAGTGTTGCGGCGAAAGGGAAAACAAAAAGCGATGAACACAAAAAGAAAATATCAGAAGTTATGAAAAATCAATGGAAGGATGCCGAATACGCAAAGAAGCATTTAGTTTTTAATTCGCCTAACAAACAAGAAATAAAATTGATGGGAATTCTTAATCAACTTTATCCCGGCGAGTGGAAATTTGTTGGTAACGGACAGGTGATTATTGATGGCAAATGCCCTGATTTTATTAACGTGAACGGTCAGAAAAAGATTATCGAACTCTATGGGGAGCGTTGGCATACCATAGATGAACCTCAAAAAAGAATCAATGTGTTTAAGCCATTCGGCTATGACACCTTGGTGATATGGGTGCGCGAATTACAAAATTCAAGCAAAATTAAAACAACAATTAAACGATTTTGTGAAAGCAATAACAACTAGGAGGTACTGAAAAATGGCTTCAATCGGGGGCAAATTTGCCAAAATTATGTATGACAGCAACATTGTTGCTGGAATGGGGACGTTCTCTATAACCGGTTTTACACCCGACATTGTTGAGGACACCGCTTTTGGCGATACCGTCAAAAAGTTCGTCAACGCGGGAATTGGTGACGCAGGAAAGGTCACATTCTCCGGAAACTTCGATCCGGCGGACGCCAACGGGCAGGATGTTTTGAACACGCTTTGCGCGACTGGTACGGGAGTTAACTGCCTGTATTTCTACATTTCGACATCATGTTTCTATCGGGTGGCGGCCGGTGGCAGCATCTTTATCACCAAGGCCGGGGACGTAACAATCAACAAAGCCGGTTTGGGGACTTGTTCTTTTGAGGGACAGGTATCCGGCAAGGCAATGGAGAGAGTAGGCACTTACTCCGCGGCTTAACAATTTAACTGGCGCTTAATTGCGCTACGCCTACGGGCGGAAAGGCATTGGACAGCATGGAAAAGGGCACTGGCTCCAAAGGTGGAATGAACTGTATTGATGATTTGAATGAAGTCAAGGAAAGATGGTTTTACATGGACGGCGGCGGGAAGGTTCGCTTCCAGACGGTAAGCCCGGACAAGTTCAAAGAGATTCAAAGACTGACCGTTAAACGGAAAGTCGATTTTAAAAAGGTCGAGGGAACTCCGGCGCGTCTGGAATACGATGAAATCAACACGGAACTCCAGACGGAATTGTTCTGGGATGCGTCAATCGTTTCATGGGATGAATTTTGCTTCAAGCATCCCGAAACGAAAGAGGTTATCAACTGCACCCCAGAAACGTGTACCCGCGAAAATAAGATTTTGCTGATTACCTGTTCAGCGAAGTTTCTTAAATTCGCCAATGAAAGCCTCAAGACCTTGACCGATGAAGAAGTCAAGAAGGAAAAGGCCGCTGAAAAAAACTGATTGACTTCACAGGATGGGCGACAGAATACGCGCCCACTTGTGAAGCGTGCAGGATTTACGGCGACGCTGCAAAGCAAGGCGCGGCAGCTTGTGATTTGTGCCGCGTAAACTTGCTTGCGGAGAATGAAGAAGTTTTTAAGATTTACCAGATTGTCAGGGGCCAGGTACGGACAGTGGGCGAACAGGTGATTGACATTGATCACGTTGCGCTCTGGGAAGCAATCGACAGATACAAAGTAGCTGATCCTGTCAGGGTGTTTGAACTCGTCAACAAAGTTTTTCACGCGGTTTTGAGTAAGGAAAGAGAAAATGCGGGTAGCTAACTGGAAAGGACAGGAAGTTTTTAACGACATAACACAAGCGGCTTTTCGCAATGCAAACGACTTCATGGATTCTGTTGTCAGTGAAGCAAAGCGTCGTTGTCCGGTTGATCCCTATACTTATCGTGAAGGAAAGTTTTCAAGCGCGAGTGTTTCATTCACACCGACAAGGGGTAGCAATAAAGGGAATCTTGTTCATTTTGGAACTCAAAAACGATGGATGGGACGCGAACCGGGCAATCTTAGAGATACAATCAGGCGCGTCAACAAGGCAGGGACAGGCAATATCAGAGTTTATGCCGGGAACTTTAAAATCTATTGGGCGCACATGGTCGAACGCGGGTATCACGACAGGGCGGGGAAATATCACTCCGGCGCATATTTTTTAAGCCGTGCATTTTTTCACCATAAGAACATGGTCAAAAATTTCATCGAGGGGAAAAAGTGAAATTATTTTTTGCTGAATTTAATCATAAATTCAATAATAACGTGCTTCATTGTTTTTCCCTTTGCGGCGCAGGCGGCCTTGAAGTTGCGAAGGACTTCTTGCGGGATTCCCTTGAGCAGATAATTTTTCATTTATACAAAATCCCTCTTTTCCGGCGGAATATAATTCATGCCGAGAATATCATAAAATTCCTGTTCGCTGTATGGATGAACTTGCGAACCGTCTTGCAATCTTATTCCGGTTCGCAGCACCTTCATGCCCTTTTTACGGGCGATGGAAGCGCAAAGGATATTATGATTCATGCTTCCGGTACGCCAGATAATTATCGAAGTGTAACTTTCGGGGTCGGCGCGGAAAAAGTCAACGGCAATTCCATTGATCGTGCCGTTCATTATTTCACCGGCTCCGCGATGAAACTCAATACCCCATTCAGTCAATTCAAGTCTGATTTTCAAAAATGTTTCGTGGCTGCACTGGACAACATAATCGAGGTCTTTAACTGTTGGCTTTTGGCGCCGGTAAGAACCGCAAAGCTCAAACTTTCCGGTGCCGCAATATTTTGCCAAAACGGGAGCAATCATTTTTTGCAATGGGAGAATTTCAAGACGTGTGTATCTTTTTTCGCTTGGTTGAGGCGGTGCTGTGGGGCGCGGAAAATTCACGAAAGAAACCGGCTTTGGATTCCCTTCGTTATCCGGCAAGAAAAAAACATCGGTGTCACCGGGCGTATATTCGTAACAAGTGCTGCTAAGTTGTACGATCATTACATAACCCCTTTGCAATATAATCTATATAATATTTATTATATTGTCAAGGATTATTTTAATATTCGTAAGGTATTGATATTATGGCAGGTTTAGGTACAATCTTTGTTGAGCTTGACTTAGACGCTTCAAAATTCGAGAAGAATCAGCGTGCCTTGATCCAGAGCGCGAACTCGACGGCAACATCCATCGAAAAGAATTTCCAGAATTTGGGCGTTAAATCGGATGCTATTTATGAGGCGATGCGCCGAAGCGCGACCAATTCCCTTGAGATGATTAAGGCAAAATCAATATCCAACGGAAATGAGGTTGCCCGGGCGCAAGAAGCCTTCAACGCAAAGATGAAGGCTCTTCATGCGGAGCAGTACGGTCATCAGACCACCATGCTTGAAGGCCTGAAAAAGAACTGGATTGCGGCCGCGGCGGTTATAACCACGGCCATGATAGGAATTAACAAAGCTTGGGACCTTGCCAATATCGGCGCCGAGTATGCGGAGCAAAGGGGCATACTTGATAACCTGTCCAATAAATATAAAACAACCGCTGATGATATAGTCAAATCCATGCAGAAGGCCAGCGACGGTTTAATCGCTAAATCCGATTTAATGCAGGTTGCCTTGGGCGGTCTGGCCAAGGGATTAAAGCCGGAGCAGTTGACGAATCTGGCTGACGCGGCTTTAATCCTAGGCGATGCCGTAGGAAAAGACGCAACAACGGCACTGAAAGATTTGACCGAAGCATTGGAAACCGGACGCGCACGCGGATTAAAAACCTACACCGGACAGACAATATCACTCAAAGACGCCTTTGGCGAACTCGAATCAAAATTGACAGATGTCGAAAAAGCTCAGGCAATGTACGACCTGACAATGATTCATACCGCCGAATTACAAAATCAGCAGGCCAAAGCAGTTGATAATGCCAAGGATAAGATCGAACGCATGACCGCATCGTATAATAATGCCAAACTTGCGGCAGGTAATTTTTTTAAAACAATCGTTGCCGGGATTTATGACATGGTGACTGCACTCGGTAGTGTTTCCGGTAACTATGACATAACGGGAATGGGAGCGCAGCCCGGTTATGTTTCGCCTGGAAGAGCAAAAGGGAAAGGCGATAAGATTGCTCCAGATGGCGACCTGACAAAGGGCCAGCTTGCAGAATTGGACATGGCCCTATTGAAGCGGCAGTTATCGACCAGAGCAAAGAGCAGTGCTGGATCATCTTCCAACAATGCCGCACGTGATGCGGAAAGGGAAGCCGAGCGGCTGGCACGCGAACAGGAACGCGCCCGCAAAGAAGCCGAGAGAGCGGCGGAAAAAGCCGAAAAAGACAGGCTTGACGCATTACATGAGCAGGCGGAAGCGCAGATGAAACTCAACGCTGATATGATTGCAGGCGCCGAAAAATACAGAGACCTGATGGCGCAGATGAATATTGATATGGCCGACGATCACGAAGCGGCCATTATGCGGATCATGGAAGATGACCGCAAGATGTATGAGAACATAACAAAGCTCATGGATGACGGCGTAATCAGTTTCGATGAAGCCATGAAAGCCTATGAAAAACTGGCCGAGAAAACCGGCAAATCCATTGAAGAAATATTCAAAGAGGATTTAATTAAGGCAACCGAAACTTTTCGAGACCAGTTGCGCGATTTGTCTTTCGGATTTTCCATGCTGTCCAATGCCTGTTTGGATATGGCTGCATCATACGAAGAAGGCTCCAGCGCGGCAAGGCATTGGGAAGAAGCGGCAAAAGCCTTTGAGGTAGCTCAGCGTGCCGTCGCTGTCGTGCAGGCAGTTGCGGCTATCGCTACTCAAGGTTTGGGCGATCCCTATACCGCTTTTGCGCGTATCGCTGCTATGGCGGCAACGATGGGGGCTTTGCTGGCAACAATAGGCGAATCGGTTAATGGCGGTGGCAGTTCATCCGCTTCCCTCCCGGCGTCAACCGTTTTGGGCGCCGAGGCCGGAACGCAGAGCGAATCCGTGTCAAAGTCCTTTGAACTTCTGGAAGATATCTACGACGTGGAGAACACGCGCCTGACGAATATTTATAACGAATTGCGCGACCTGAATAATAACATCACTGGTCTGGTTACGTCCATCGTTAGAACGGGCGGAATTTCGGCGGAAGGCATGGGGATTTCTTCCGGGACGGCAATCGGCAGTGCCGAAAAGCTGTTGAGTTCGTACATCTATCAGGATTTGGGAATCATTTCCAAGATAGGAAACTTTTTAAATCAGCCCGTTTTGGATATAGCCAACTTCATTTTTGGCGGAAAGGTCAAAACTAAAATTACCGGTTCCGGTATTTCTTTCAACGATCAGAGCATCGCGGATATTCTATCATCCGGCATGGATGCTTCACAATACGCCGATATTAAGAAAACAAAATCCGGACGGTTTGGTTCTAAGTCGACATCATATTCCACTCAATACGCCGCGCTGGATTCGGAAGTCTCCGCGATGTTCGACAAGGTATTTCAGGGCATGGGGCAAAGCCTTGTTTATTTCGCCGAAAACTTAGGTACGTCCGTCAACGATGTAATGAATTACACCTTTGAGCAGACGAAACTTGACCTCAAAGACATGACCGCTGAAGAGATGAACGAAGCCATATCCGGTTACATTTCCAACATCAGCGACAATGCCGTGTCTTCCCTGTTCGGCGACATGATAGGAAAATACCAAGAACTTAATGAAGGGCTCATGGAGACGGCCACGCGCCTGATTATCGACAAAGAAATTGTCATGAGCGTTCTGGAAGATACGGGAAAAGCCTTTAAGGGCACAGTCCCGCAAATGATCGCGTTCTCCGAGCAGATGGTTGACATCGCCGGTGGGCTGGAAGAACTGACCGAGGCCGCCCGGTCTTATATTGATAAATTCTATACCGACGCCGAAAAGTTCGCTTCAACCCGCGATTCTATCCGGGACGTGGCGGGCATATTGCCGCGCACACGGGAAGATTATCGTAAACTGGTGGAAAGCATCGACCTGACATCCGAAGTGGGCAAGCAGGCCTATTATACGCTCATGCAACTGGCAGGGACGGCGGACTCTTACTATTCGCATATCGAAGAAATTGCCTCACAACGGGCGGACATGGAAATTGAGCTTTTAAATGCGCAGGGCAAAGCAGAAGAAGCGTTAGCCGTATCGCGCAAGCGTGAACTCGACGCCATGGATGAATCATTAAGGCCATTGCAGGAATTAATATGGTTGACGCAGGATCTGGGAACATCTTTGGAAACGATCACATCAACAGTGACCACCGAAATCAATGCCCTGATCAGCACGTCTTCCAACGCGGCCAGCGAATCCCGGAGAATGGCGCAGACGTATAAAGGCTTGATTGAGACTTTGACCGAAGCACAGATTAAAATTTTCGGCGGCGGGAAAGCCGGAGCGCAAACCCGCCTGAATGATATTTATGCTAAGGCCATGACCGGGGACGCTGATGCTCTGGGTAAAATGCCAGCGGCTATTAATACCCTGCTGGAAGAAAGTCTGAAATCAGCCAGTACATCTTTAGAATATCGCAGAGACCAGGCAAAGTCCTATATCGCGCTGGAACAGGCCAAAACAGTCAGCACTGCAATGGTCAACTGGAATGAATATCACGCCACGCTTTTGGAAACACAGGTCAAAGTTTTAGAAGAAATGCGCGATGAGTTAATCAAGCCTGATCCCAATCTTGAAGAATTGCAAAAGCACGCTGAGTTACTAGGAAATATTGCAACGCTTTTATCACAGCAGACCGTTCAGGTCGTCGCGGGCAATACTTATGTCCAGGATCAGACCGGCAAAATCATTTCACAAACATCGGTCATTGACACCGGAAACGAACTTGTAAATAAACAGACAGCGCAAGTTATCACAGGTAACGCTGTTCAAGATGTTATTAAAAATATTGATGCTTTAAATACGTCTTATACTGCCGAAATGCTGGCAGCTCTGGTCAACGGCGGGGCCGGACAGAGTAACAGCCTTTTATCAATTCTTTCATCTTCTCAGACAATAGTTACTTTGCTTGGTCAGTTAGTTTCGGCCTTTGAAGCCAATGAGCAAGCCGTTTCCTTAAAAGAAATAGAATTATCCAAATCTGAATATCAATCTGCTATTAGCGAGCGCAATACGGCGCTTGCGGCGTATAATTCAGCGGTTTCTGCCACCGCCGCTGCCAAGGAAAAAGTAAATATTGAAGCCAGTCAATACGGTCAGGCCAATCAGGTGGTGGCCTGGATGGGAAGTATTTATGCCAATAACCCCACGGCAGCAAATGCGGCTGAATTAAACAGATTGTTGGCTATCGCAGACGCGGAATATGCTCAATATGCGGCGGCTCAGGCTAATTATAATACAGTTAAGGCGCAAGAACAGGCCGCCTTGTCATTATATAATGAAACATTGGCGTCCGTGAGAGACTTAAAAGAAGCCACGAACGCGCTTATTACAATTTACAATCAGCAATATCCAACGGCTAAAATCCCCTCACTGGCCTATGGCGGAATTGCCACTGGCCCGGAAAGCGGATATGAGGCCACTTTACACGGAACTGAATTGGTTGTGTCACCGAAAAACAAGTACCCGGTGACGGTGGAAGGGAAAGACAGCAATGTTATAATGATAAGTGAACTGAGAGCGTTAAGATCTGAATTGAAAGCTGCTAATTTTCAGATAGCAAAAAACACATTGAACACGGCTGATTTGTTAGACAAGTTTGATAATGTGGGCATGCCAACGGAGAGAACAAAATGAAAATCATAAGACCGATTACAATTACCGATGCTATGCTAACATCATGTGATGTGGCTGAAGATGATGGCAGCAAAGGTGAATGGAGCGTTATAACAGCGTACACTGCCGGTGATACAGTGAGAGTAACAACAACAGGAGTACACAAAGTTTATGAAGCACTGGTAAATGTCACCGGTGGTTCTTCGCCTGAAGTTGACGTGTTAGCTGATACTCCAAAATGGCTTGAAGTTTCCGCTACCAACAGATGGAAAGCATTTGATTCAAAGATTGGTTCACAAACAGAACAGGCTACGTCAATGTCGTTTCAATTGACTCCAGGCGAATACTTTGACTCGATAGCGTTTTTAAATTTAAGTGCGACAAGCATCACTGTTACATTAACAGACCCAATTGAAGGCGTTGTTTATGATAAAACAATTGACCTGTTAACGACAACGGATGTTGTAAAATTTGATATCACACCGTACCTGAATGCGGTTGTGGATATAACTATCAACTATTCAGGCGGAACCGCTAAAGTTGGTGCTATTATTTTAGGAACGCAGACAATTTTGGGTAACACGCAATACGGCGCAGCAATAGGAATAAAGGACTACTCAACATTTGATGTTGACGATTTCGGCGTTTACTCAATAACTGAGAGGGACTATAGTAAAACGATGGAAGTTGAGGTTGAAATGTTGAATGCAGCCATTTCTGAAATACAAAGTTTATTGGCAAGGTATAGAGCTACGCCGATTGTTTGGGTTGCGCATGAGGATTATTCATGCTTGATCGTTTATGGTTTTTATAAAGATTTCAAAATCGTTATTCCTTATCCAACGTACTCGCAATGTTCGTTGAGAATTGAGGGAAGAACTTAAAAGGAGAACATTTATGGCAGATCCAATAACAGCATTACCCACACCACCAAGTAGATCAGTACCGTCAACGTTTTCAACTTTGGCTGATGCTTTTATAGCCGCTTTACCGACATTTGTAACCGAAGTTAACGCAGTGGCTACTGCGTTAAATTTTACTTCTACAACTTCCACAAGCTCAACTTCGTTGACAATCGGTACAGGCGCACAATCTTTAACTGTTGAAGCTTCTAAAGGTTATGTGAAAGGCATGACAGTTAAAATAGCCTATGATGCCACAAACTGGATGCAGGGCGAAGTAACAAGTTATAATGACGAAACAGGCGCATTGGTTGTCAATGTGACAATAACAAATGGAAGTGGAACACAGACCGATTGGGCAATATCATTGGGTTGTGCTTCGTGGGCGGGGATTACTTCTGCCGATGCGACGCTATCCGGTACACCGATAATCATCACTGTTTATGACGCAGCGAGCAACACGCCTTATTATTTCAAGGCGTATCCGACTAAATAGGAGAAAATTATGAAAGGCTATCCGAAATACATCAACTGCAAGCAGGATTACATCAATCTGCTGGCCGAACCTGAGCATCAGGAACAAGCCATTGAAGATTTAAAAGTCATCCGCGATCTGGATGATGACAAGGCTTTGCGCACGATTTCTA